GGGCGACTAGCTCAGTGGATAGAGCGTTGGTCTCCGGAACCAAAGGTCCCGGGTTCGATCCCCGGGTCGCCCTCCAGTTAATTCCACCAATTACGGCTATTTCGCTGCCGTTCATATCTTGTCGGCTTTTTAGAAAATTAGTTTTTCCTACCCTATCGTAAGGTTGCGCGTAAAATGGGAAAAGGTTGCATCGTAAATGAGAAACTATATGTAGCCGAGGCAGGCAGATAAACCAATAGGGTGCTGCGTGAGAAGCCAGAACCCCAAAGAATCGATATGGTGGGCTAGATTATATTTGCCGGGCAGAGTCGGGCAGGTGACACCGGAGTGACGGCGATGGTCATCCGGTTTTGCCTCGGCTGGGTGGTTTGACTATGGTCCGTTCATCCTATTTCCCCTCCAATTGTTTTAAGCCCCGCTAAAATCAATTAATAGTTACTGATGAGCAGCTCGCGGGCGGCAGTATTGCCTTGCTTGCGGCTCGAATAGGATGTCCGGACCTCCTGGATATGGTGGCCCTTAAATATCTCGCGAATCTCGGGGACGTCGTTGATGCTCATAAGCGCCTTAGCCTGGATCGTGCCCAGGGTGGCGGCGATTTGAGCAAAGTCGTCTGGCGAGAATATATTGCGACCGTAAATGTCCTCGAATCCCCAATAAGGCGGGTCGAGGTAGAAAAAGGTTGTTGGGGAATCATAGCGCTGGATGTAGGTCTGCCAGGGCAGGTTTTCAATGGTGACCCTGGCCATGCGCAAATGGACCGCAGAGAGTTCCTCTTCCATGCGCAGCAGGTTTATGCGAGGAGCTTTATGGGTCGATCTGCCGAAAGAGCGACCGAGGATATCTGCGGCAAAGCATTGTCGCTGGAGATAGTAAAACCGGGCTGCGCGCTGGATATCGGTGAGGCCGCCGGCAGCAAGCTGGCGATCCCAATCTTTAAACCATTCTCGAGAAGAGAGCAGAAATTTAAACTGCCGGCAGAATTCCTCCAGGTGATTTTGAAGTACTCGATAGAAAGCGACCAGGTCGCTGTTCACGTCGTTAATGGACTCGTAGCGCGATTCCGGTTTCCTAAAAAACGTCCAGGCACCGCCAGCAAACGCTTCGGCGTAGGCCTCATGTTCAGGTATCAGATTAACTATTCGCTGCGCCAATCGGCTCTTGCCTCCCATCCAACATAATGGCGAATTCATCATCCCACCTTTACAGCTAGGGCCGATCCTGCTACTTTCCACGCGCCCACGTGGGTAGGGGTAGCAGCTTCGGCTGTGATCGGCAGGTCCAACTGCCGGTCGGTGGGGAGGTGGCCGCCTCCTCGCCTACTCCTCAAACACCTTCCTCGAAATCATCCCATAGCCAGGCCGTATTCATGCTCACTATCGCTCAATCCACCAGACCTTCGTTACTTGGCTAACTTTGCTTTTTGAGGAACCAAGAGTTGAGGTCTGGTAAAGTCGAAAGGGGGCGATTCGTCAGAGCACCCCCAAGTGTCCTCGCATGCCTTGACTTTAACCGTGTAATTTCCTGGCGGAAGATTAGCCAAATCGAGCTTAAGTCCATAAGTGCCGGATGTGTCAGGCAAAACGCGGCTCGTCTCAACAGATGCCGGAAGACCAATAATCGTGTAATAGCTCACTCCGGCTTGCGGATCGCAGACCAGAAAGGGACTCAACAAAATCAAGCAGAATAGAAACCTCACCTCGCCTACTCCTCAAGTCGGCTATGCGGAAACCACCACATAGCCGAAAGTAAACCTGTGCATTGCTCCGGACGCCAGGGTCACGGCGAATTGCAAAAAATGGCGGCCGGTTAGTTCGGGCCCCGGATATTGGAGCCGGATGCCGACCGCCGTTGCCGTATGGGTTGTCGAGTCAGGCTCGATGAGGTTTGCCGTCGTGTCAGTGCCGGACTCGGTTGAGCTTGCGACCGTTACCGACGATATGACATCTCCCGGCGGCAATGACCTGGATAGGTCGAAAGAAAACGGCCCCCACTTATCGGACCCCGAGTTGATCCGGATCTCGCTCACCGGAAAATCAAGGTAGCTTGCGCTCATAGCTTATGCCCCGTCGTCGGCTGCCGAAAGGGTGTAGGTGACATTTACCGTATCGCCATTCGATACGTTCTTGTCGCCCTGGCTGAATGCGGCCGCGCAAAATAGCGTTCCGGTCGACCCGCTTGCGGCCGAGGCGATAAAGGCGCCCTTGACCGTGCCGCTGCCGTTAACGGCAAAGGATGCGGCATTGCCTGAGTTGCTGATCGACTGGCCGGATGCCGCGCCCTCGACAAATTCCTGACGGTTGCCCGTATAGCCGGCGAATTCCGTAAAGACGGGCACTGCAAGCGTGCTGGCGGACGTCGGAGCGCTGCCGCCCCACAGCCCCACATACCAGGTGCCTATTGCCGCTACGCCGTGGAACATCACATCGAGCAGCTTGTTGAGGCCCTCGTTAACCACGATGTTTTTGGCGGTATCCCGCCATTTGAGGTTGCCGTCGCGGTCGCGGCACTCGATCTCAAAAACTCCGCCTATCTTTAGCCCTGCGATGGGTCCCATTTGCCCCCCTAAATATTCAGTTCAGGTTAAAATCAAACTTGCTGGGTTTTGCCGTGTAGTCGAATTTGCAGGCGCTCACCGTAAAGCTGAAAGTCTTGCCCCTGGCCGCGAATGTGATTACCGGCTCTCCAGCGGTTGTGGACCCAATCGAGAGTTCGCCGGCCTTGAAGCCGTCAGTAATCGATGCTGCAAATTGGCAGATCGCGGCTATAACCTCGCCGATCCTGGCCGCCTCGGAAACATCGACCCGGAACGAGCATTGAGCGGAAGACACATCGCCGGCCTTAAGGCCATCGAGTGCGGAGACGACTGCAGTGAGGGCCGCGCTAAGATTTTCGCCCACAGCCAGGCCGTCTGAGGCTGAAAGGGCCAGGATGTTGCCGGAGGAAACGAGGTCACCGAGCCGCAGCCCATCTGTTGATCCGAGCGCGAATACGGCTGCGGCGGTAAGGGCTTCGGTTAACGTGAGACCATCCACCGCTATTGCGCCAAAGGAACAGGCGGCCGAGAGAGAGTCCCCAGGTCTGAAACCATCCGCAACCGATACGAGGATCTCCTGGACTGCGCCGGCGATCTCGCTAATGCTCATGCCATCTGATATTGTTGCAGGGAAAGTACATGCCGCCGCCAGCCCATCACCACCGCTCATTCCATCGGCGCAGGTAAGGTCATAGGTGTTCGCCCCCCCAGTCAGTGTCCTGGCAGCATACTCCCAGACAGCTTTCGCAATTGCTTCAGCACGGTTTGTGGGCGCACCTGGCGTGCCGCTCGCAAGAGAACGGGATGGGTACTCCCATACGGATTGGCTGACGGTGTCCAGGCTCATGCGGTCAGAGTCCTGTTGCCATAAGCCCAAACAGCGGCAGCTACCTCGGCGTCGGTAGGCGCGGCTAAATCTGCCACACCATCAGATATAAGGGGGATTATGTACGGGATTTGGTCATTTGGTGCCGTGTATAGTGTAGGATTGTCTCCCGTGCCGTACACAAAAGCCATGTCAGGAGGCATTGCCGCACTAAAGTAGGTCGAGTCGAACGGAACAGCCGTTAGTGCATAATAATTAGATGCATTCCCGCCGTTTGATTCTTGATTTAAAACAATATACACATCTTCCAAAGGAGCTAAGGATATTGGAGACTCGAACCAGAAAGGTGTAGTCAAATTTCCTACAATGGCACCGGACTGAATAGTCGTGCTGTATTTGGCGGTAGTTCCCTCGAACACTGTAGCAACCAAATTATTCGGTGTGCCTCCCTTATTAATCGCCGTTATAAATCCGATTATTTTGATTTGCGATCCAAATTTGAGGCGCACGCCTTGCCGGTTGTTGCTATATATATAGGGCACCCCTCCCGGCATGCCGCGTATATTGGTAAAGGGAATGCCCCCATAAGTGTTGTCGCTAAACTTAACAACATATCCTAGCCGCCCGGAGCCTATCGCTGTTGTTGTCCAATTGGTACCGTTAAAATGCCTCGATCTAGGCAAGCTAAAGGCAGGAGAAGCTGTGCCCCTTGTGGCGACATTGTTTGAAGCGGATAGCGACGCCCCGGAGCTGCGGTAAAAAACCACCCACACGGGAGTATTTATTGTTAAATTGCCCGTATTGGTTTCCAACGTTTTAAGCCCTGTCCAGCCGCTTGCGGCCAGGCCTGCAAATTCCGGCGTGGCCGCTCCCAACACCGTGCCAGAAGGTTTATCCGCATTGTCAGTTTCAATTCTAATCCTGAAATTGATATCCGTTACAGTGCCAGCAATGCCTAAACACAAATCCACTCCAACTATGGGCGTTATTGTTTGCGGGTAAATTTTGAACGCGAGTTGTTCTCCGTCAGCGTCCATTATGGAAGTGGTAGAATTGGCAAACAGAGAACTAGACATAGATGTTATAGGTGCCAGCCAAGTCGTTGAAGCGTCACATATAGACATTCCGCCCTCGTTATATGATGAATGTATGGGCTTCCAGAGCCGCTTTTAGTTGAGTTAGGTTTGTCAAGCCAGATTCCTTAACGAAATTGCGAATCAAGATATGTGCAATATCTTCGGGCTCGATTTCAGAGTTCGCGATGCTTGACCGGCAAACAGTCAAATCGAATGTCCGCGACCCGTTAACTGTTGCTCTAATCTGTAAGTGATTACCTGATGTGCATTGCCCTACAATTTTAAAAGTAACGTCCACTGGCGCTTCCTCCCTAAGCCTGGCCACTTACAATCGCCCTGGCCGCGCGTTTTGCCGTTATTTTTGAGTGTGGGCATGTGCTTATCTCCTCAACTAAAGCTCGGCCTCAAAGGTCAAATATGTGGTTGTGTCGGCAGTTCGGAAGCTGGCCATGCCCAAGGCGGATGCAGCGCAATTGATGTTAAAAGTCGTAGATGATGTAGTAAGCGGAGATGTGGGCTGGCCGCAATTCGTGACGGTCCAGGTCCCGACCCTGGTGCCCGTCGGAGGCCTTAGCATGGTGGCGGGCAGCGACATGGCCATCCCCACGTTGGTAGCCGCTGCCGTGGCATAGCCATTGAACCAAATGTCTGATGCTACCTCGCCACCCAATTTCGTGAAATATCGCTGGCACAGGCGAAGGTCTTCCGAGTATGGCCTCGTGTGAAAAAGCGACGGCAAGTCCCCTCGTTCGAGCTGCACACCTGTTAGCACGATGGTGTCAGCTCCAAATGCGCCTGTTGAGAATTCGAGGGCCACTCCGTTTGCGGCATTGGCTGGAAGGATCACGGTAGCGCTGTATTCCGTGGCCGTTGTGGTTATTGTCCAGGTATTTGTGGCAATTTGAGTCTTGGCTGTAAAATCGTTTACCGCGTTAGCATAGTAGAGGGTCCAGGTTATCGTGGATGGGGCCGACCCGGTTTTTTTGAAATTGGCCCTGAACGTGACCGGCCACCCAACCAGGTCCATTATGTTGGACCCCTCGATCCTTTGGCCAACCAGGCTGGTCAGCACTCCCGCCCCTCCCGTAATGGTCATGGAGCCCTTGTAGCCATTGCCTCCTGGGGTCTGTGCCACGGTTACATTGCCGCCGGTGCAGGCGTTATACCACCTATCCAGGGTGTAATTGATGGCGGCCCCGGCCGTTATGGTCTCGGCGGATGAGCCGTTGCGCTGGCTTACCTGCATTTCCGCGTTGATGATGCGGTTTTTGAACCTGTCATCATTCAGAGCGTACGCGCCGGCAACCGGAAAGAAATAATTAGTTGTCGGATCGATATAGCCTTGGGTAGCCCAATGGGACCCGTCATATTTCTTTATGGCCCAAATCGAGGCTGAATTATCAACCCAGGTCATGCCGGCATAGGGAGTAGCGGGGGCCGATGCCCCCAGGTTATTAGATGCCAGCGCCTGGTCGGCGGCGTTAATATCCTCCACCATCGTAAGGCCGCTAAGAGTCCCGGTTGTAGGAATCGAGTAGTCGTTCTGGCTGGCGTTCGCCGGCACGGCCGCCAGGAGAAACACCAAGGCGATGATAAGGCAAATAATCTTTTTCATGGCTAGTATCCTTCCGCAGACCAGTTTATTGACCGGGCAACTCCGACGCCGGCATTGGTCAAATGAATATGAAAGCCTGTTGAGGTTATGAGATCGGGGTCTATTGTTGGCTGATCATCTCCCGCCATGGCCCCGAGGACTGTTACCTGGATGCTGGGCGGGATGTGAAAAGGCTTAGAAAATGTAACAGTGGACCCAGCGGCCAGGATCGGCACATTGCTCCCTGTGTCGGTGCGCTCCGGCACATCCACTGTAAGTGAATAGCCTTGCAGTAGCGCCCTGATTGAGGCGTCGGAAGACGACAGGAGAACCCGGCTGTCTAAATGGCGAAAGGTATAAGCGCCGGGCACATAATCCTGCCAATCGCCCCAGACGCCGTCATTCTGAGCGAGGCGGATCTGAGGGACGGCGTTGATATATTGCCACAGGGCAAACTGTAAAATGTCAGGATCATCAAGGATGTTGGCAATGGCGAGGATGTTCTGGGATGCCGATTCACCGACCAGACTATAGTTTATGAGTACATTGCAGGAGGCTTCATATCCAATATCCACCCTGTGACCCGCTGGGATCGTGTACGACCCCGAGGTGCCGCCCTCCGCGACCAAGTCATTTCGAAGGATATCCGCCTCATCGAGCACGTTTGTCATTGCGAGGACATCGTTATATCGCAACAGCCCCGATATTGTGCCAGGCCAGTCGTCCGCCTTTTCGTCGTGGGTTACGAGCACATTCCGAGTCAGCATTCCCCCGGATATTATGATGCTGGCCGGAGTTGCCGAGTATATCTCCACCCCATTGGGGTGTTTGTAGTGAGCGCATACCCAGTAGGTGCCATCGCCTCGATAAGAAAAGCTCGTCAGGGGTGTCCGGCCCAGGAATTTTGAGTTCGCCCAGCTCGGCCCGAGGCGCACTTCGTAATCGAGCGTCGGCCTGAAATCATCGACTTTGGTCCAGTGTATCTGCGCGATCCCGCCGACATAGTTGGTGGTAAGGCCCGTTACATTGCCGGGGGCGGCCTTAAGCGCAGCGCCCTGGACGACATATGCATAGGCCCTGACCTTGGAGAGATCCTGGATCGCTTCCTGGTAGAGGTTCCGCCCGACAAATTTAAAATAGAGGGTCTGGCCGATATATCCGGCATCGAAGGGAAACTTGGAAATCAGGCTGTCAAGTCTCACGAACTGACTGCCCGCGGCGTGCGATGAAATGGGCGATCCGTAAGCCCCTCGAACCAGCCAGGTCAGATTGTAACTATTAACAGCGGTAAGGGTCGCGCCCTGGTAGGCGAGCAGCTCGCCGCCGCAATAGCACAAGGTATTAAGTAGCTTTGCATCCTGTTGCGTGCCGCCGGAGAGCGAACTAATGCTCATGGCCAGATCGACCGCGAGGGTATGGACGGTATCAACCGCTGGTCCCGCCGGCAGAGGAGCAGAGAGCGTCCCCTGCCGAGCCCGGCCGATTATGGAGCCAAATTTCTTGTAGGACTTATCGTCGGTGCTGACGCAGACATCGCAGCCACCCCAATTAGTACCGCCCGAGACCGCCAGCCAGATTTCAAGATTCTGTGTGAGGAGCCAGGGCGGCTCGAAAATGACCGGATCATTTGGGATTCCGCAATCAATGCGGTAGTCGGCCCAATAGCCGTTGGAGTTCTGAAAATCGTATTTGGCGGCGGCCCCAGTGCCCTGGAGGTATTCTTCGAGGGTGACCGTGAGCTTGCCATCTTCATCTTCGCTGATTTCTTTCACCCGCGCCCATTGGCGGTCGAGGCCAAGCTTGGCATCGGTAAGGGTGACGATATCCATCGGATCGAGGACGATGTATTTCCAGCCGAGTTGGATCCCGTAGGTGTTGCGTACATTTAACTGGCGCTGCAGGGCGAGCTGCGCGGCCCTCTGCGGCGCCAGCTTGTTGGTGTAGATATGGGCCTGCTTGACATCAGCCGGCCTTAGCCCCCACACCTCGATTGAGGCCAGGTCCTGGACGGTTATCGTGTCAGCATTAAACCTCAGTCCGGCGGGTCCGTTACCGTCCAGAAACTCGTAGGTCATTTGGTTATAAGTATCGCTCTGGTTGACGCGCGAAAGCTTTACCGGCTGGCTCTTGTCCAGGTAGTCGTCATCGTTGAGATCAAAGAGCGGGGCGCTGGGGGCAACGTAATAAGTCGAACTCTCATCGCCGTAAGGTACGATTTTTAGTTTGCCCTGGGTATAGACAAGCGCCGAGTTTGTGAGATCGGCAATTTCAGCAACCATTTCGGCTGCGGACCGCTGGCTTTCGTAGGCCGGAGAAATCCAAAATCCGTTATCGTAGCAGTAACCGCGGTATGTACTGACCCCGAGCCAGCTCAGATCGTCAAGGCGCGCCCTTGGCCAATATGCGCCGTGGTACGGATCACAGAGGAAATCGTAGACTACATCCGCCGGGAAAGCCGAATAACCGTCATAGGACCACGAGTAAGGGCAGAGGCCGACCAGTTCGAAATTCCAGTTTGGGATTGCCCCACTTGTCCCGAGGCTGAGATTGGTCCCGGCCCCATAAGCTATGCCGGCATAGCCGAAAGCGTCATCGGGATGGGAGGTTGTGAGATATCCCCACGGAGCTTGTCCCGGAGAGCCGTACGCATAGACCAGCCCCGATTTATCGGGCGCGTAGACAATATTGCTAGCCGTCGCATAAAGCACCGTGGTTATAGGTCCAGCGCATAGGCCGAGAATATAGGAGCCGAAGTACTCGTAAGATCCGCCGCTGCTTCCACCGCCGCCGAAGCCCTTACCGGCCTGCTGCTGGTTGGGGGTGTAGACGGCGGAAAAATCACTGAACCATAGCAGGTTGCCCTTGACTCGATTACGGCCGTAGACGAGAGGAAGAACTCCACCCTTGACCGAACTCTGCACTTTAAACGAGCTGATCTTATTGTCCGTTGTGGACTGTGTTGTGGAGCTTCCAAACATCAGGACCAGCCCTTGTATCGATAGATGCCTCTAAATTGCGCTACGAGCGCCGGGTTAAATGCCTCTTCGAGCGTAACCATCAAATTCAGCCGCGCATGGACCAGCATCGGCCACTCAGTTACAATCGCGCCGTGAGCGGTGCATCGGCCGAACTGATACATCGCAATATCACCGGGCAGAGGTTTATCGCCGATCCATTGGTTTTTTTCGAAATGACCCTCCATGTCCACTTTGCGGCCATACTGCAAAACGTGTTTGAGATAGAGCTGGTCGTTATTGTGGATGTGCCAGTCGGCGGGGTAGTAGTCCCATTCGATCTTCGGAATCAGACCTGCACCTTCGAAGACGGCTGCCAGGAACAGTGCGCAATCGACTCCCGCACCCTTCAAGCACTGGGCGTGATGGTAGGGGGTCTTGAGCCAGGATAGGGCCTCGTCTACTACGGCCTTGCGCTGTGATTGTTCGAGATCTGTCATATCGCGGTCTCCGGTATGGGTATCAGCGGGCAGCCGCCAAAACGTGATGGGCTGTTGCCGAATTTGGTATAGCAGTCCACTGTGTTTTTGTTGCATGCCGGGATGAGCGAAACAGACGTTCCCGGAGCCGGGACCGACCTTAACGGCATGCTCAGGGTCGCATAATCGAAATTCCAGGTCTTGATATGCCGGCGCACGCTCCCGCCAATGAGCAAAATGCCGTTATCGAAATACCCGGCCGCCTTGCCCGTGCCCGGCACATAGACGGCGCTAACCGTTGACGCTGCGCCGCCAACCGTTCCGGCCGTGGTGTAAGCAGCCTTGCTGACTCCGCAATGCGAATCGTAGAGGGTGTGGCGGCAATCAACCGTAAAGAGTTCGCGTGGCAGTTTGATGTTGAGTCGCTCGGTGTGGCTGTTGATCGTCATTTGAGCCTCGGAGCGATCCGCATTTACCTCCCCGACCAGGCCTTCGAACAGGCTGGATACCGTCTCGATTACCGGACTGCCCCAATACTCGGCGTAGACTCGGTCGAGCCGGAATTCGCACCCGTCAAAAGCCCCCTCCTTTAAAGCCTGAAGGAATGGGACGCCCTCGATCAGGTCCGAATCGGTTGGGAAGATGGTCAGATCGAGGCTGTCCACCTCGATGCCGGTTGTCCAGGTGATAGGCCCCTGCTTGATTGGAGGCCTGGAGGTGTAAAGATGCCCTCCGACAGCAAGATCAATCGGAGCCCTGGTAAGCCAAAGCACTGCCCCGGATGCGAGCGTGAAGGTATAGAGGCCTGCGCTCACATAGTGGTCGGTTGCAACCAGGTCGAAAAATCCGGGAGATACGGTTTTCATCTATAGCTCCGTATCGAATTCGATGCGCTGGCACTCCCAGAGCAGGTACATGAAATTTTTAAAAGTCGCGGAATCCTCGGTAAATCGGCAGCGCCAATAATACTGGATGTTGGCTGTCACCAATTTGCCGTTGGCCGGGGGTGTCGTGATGGTGAGTGTTGTGCCTACCCAGGTAAATCCGGACACGAGTTGCACGCCGTCAACAAAGGGGACTATGGCTGCCCTGGCCTCGGTGGACCTGAGAGGCTCGAAATATCCGCCAAGCGACCGTCCGACCGTAAAATATTGGTTCGATCCGTTTCCCGTGCCGAGGATCTGGCCGGTCACCGCATTGTCGTAGGGGTCGTTGTAGAGAAACGTATCGGCCCTACCGCCGCGCGCCAGGAAGAACCCCATGAGGGTCTTTAGCTCGTTGTTGGCGACATCGTCTCGGAGGATTTCGTAGGAGAGGCTGTAGGTCCACCTGGGGCCTGCCCAAAGGGACTGCGCGGTGCGCTTGCCGCTTACCGACTCCTGGATTAGAGTAGAGAACATCGGCGTTCGCTCTCTATCCCACATGAGCCCGGCTAGAGTGGGGAAAACAGCGTTGCTCATTTGCCCCCCAGATGTGCGAACTTTCGGTGCTGCTTTTGGAGGACCTTGTAAATCGCGCTGCTATGGTCCCCCAGCATGTCGACAAAAGATTTCGAATCCAGCGCATAAATGTTCCAGTTATGCTGGACTCCACCGGCCCCGCCAGCCCCCGTGCGAAATGCCTCGGCCTGTTCGGCCGGCATAACCAACTCGCCTGGATGCAGCTTTGCAAGCTGTTCGCTTGGTATATCCCAAGCCCCGACTTCGTAGCCGACGGCATTGGCCCCGGTGCCGAAAGCCATCAGGGCGGCGTATGTAGATGCCATGACGCCTTCGACCATCGTCCAGCCGATCACCGGGATCGCGGCGACGCTAGCGCCGGCGGCTACTGCTCCCTCGGCGGCCATCGACATGATTCCCGCTTGGGCGGCGGCTTTGCCGAAAATGATTTCCTTGATCTTATTGGCGACCCATTCAACGAGAATCTTCGCGCCCATGTCGATAAAAGCGCCGGCAACTGCTTCCGCCACCGATTGCGCGGCCTGCTGGAAAGTCATTGTCCCCATGACCATGCCCTTTACCGCCGATCCGAATCCGCTTTCCATCGCCGAAAAAACGGTATCCCATCGCTTTTTGGTATCGAGTGCGGTTTTATCTTCGAGCTTCTGTTGGTCTTTCCAGTACTTATCCGTTACCTGCCGCATCTTGAGGTAGATTTTTTCAAGCGCCACGGGGTCCTTGTCGGGGTCGTTTTTGGCCAGTTCTAGGCGGCGGCGAAGGTCGGCGAGCTGAGCCTGGTAGCGCTGATCGAGCATCTCCTTTTCGATCCGGAGCATATCTTTCTCGGTGATCTGCCCCAGTTCCCTGCGGGTCTGCAACGCCTGCATCTGCATTTCGTACATCGATTGTTCGTGCTGAAGCTCGAACCTGCCCCGCTCATCCGATATTTGCTTTTCCTGCTGGGCCTGCTTCTGGAGTTCCGTCTGCTGTTCGGTAGTGAGGGTACGAAACATCTCGGCCATTTTGTGCCAGATCTGCCACCACTCATTGGATCCGCGTTTCGTGGCAGCCAGTTTCTGGCTCCAGAATTCATATTCCTTGGCCTGCGACCAGGAGTTGAGATTCTCCTGTGAATCCTTTATCCGGGCTAGTTCTTCTTCCCATGCTGTGAAGAGTTCACTTTTCCCGCCGCCACCTTTCCCTTTGCCTTCCTTGAAGATGTCATCCGGGGCAGATTTGCCGCCCCCTGATGTTTCGGTGCTGATTTTCGGAGCGGGCAGGTTCTTCCAGAGCGCCTCCCAGCGCTCCTGAAAGCCTTTGTCGATCTTGTCAAGACCCGTCATCAGCTCATCCCAGAGCTGCCCGGTTGCTCTCTTTCCGGCTTCCTTTGACGCTTCCATGCCGGGGATGTCTTCGCCGGTGAGAGGGTCTTGGGTGAGCACCGGAACTTGGGCCGCAAGGTCCTCTTTCACTGCGCCGGGGAGCTTGCCCATGAACTGCCATACCTGCCCAAAAGACCTCGCCGTGCTTATGGCCAGGTCGAGCATTCCGATTAGGTATTTCACCATATCGGCGAAGTTGCCGACTGCCGCCCGGCCGTCAGTATTGAGGTAGTTGGCAACCTGCGTGAGAACCTTCATCACTTCGTTACCCAGCTTGATTTCGACGGAGGTCCAAAGCAGTTTGAAAGCGTTGAGTTCGACCTGGTAGGCGCGCATCGCCGCGACATTGTCCTTGCCGATCTTGAGGCCCAGCTCATCGGCGAGGGTCTTCGCCCGCTCCATGATATCGTTATTGAGCCTCAATAAGGCGGCGACGCCTTCGGAGCCTCGGCCGAACGCGAGCTGTGAGACCATCGTCTGGTCCAGGCCCTGCTTGTACTCCTTGATCATGGCCAGGGCGTTGCTCATCGCCTGCTCGCCGCTCACAAGGTGTCCGTTGTGATCCCGCGTGGCCATGCCGAGGCTGTTTAAGGTCTCCTCATTCATGCGGAGCTGGCGGGTGAGCATCGCAAGTGCGCCGGTGTAGGTGTCGGTATCGGTCCCGATCAGGCGCAGGGCGGTATTAAGCACCGAGGCGCGCTCGGTAGTGACGCCCATAGTCCTGGCGAGTTTAGATACTTCGCCGTCCCACTGCTTGGCAGCCTCGATTGAGGCGCTAAACATGGCTCCGCCGGCGAGCAGAGCCCCGATGGCAACGAAATGTGACCTGAGGACACCCAGGCCTCCAGTGATGCCGCTGAAACTTTTCTCAGCCACTTCCTGCATCTTGCCGAAGGCGTCCTGGATCTGCCTGTTCGAGTTGGTGATTTCCTGGCTGGTCTTTTTGGACTGGTCGGTCATGGCCTGGGCGGCCTGGGTCATCTTTTCCATAGCGGTGACCGAGGCATTGAGGGCCTGCTGAGTGGAGGCCACCAGCTCGGCCGGATCGCCCCCGAATTTTAGTTGCACAACATCGTCAGCCATGCTTAAAATCCCCTAAACCCTAACAGCGAGGCGGATATGAAACAGATGTGGTTACTCATCGCGGCCATTATTCTATCGTCCTGCGTGAGCGCTGGAGTCGAAGTTACCCAGAAACAGGCCGCCAGCCTCGAAAAGGGAGTGACGACCTATGCGGACGTCATTGCCAGGTTCGGCAAGCCAACAACAGTCATGCTTCGAGCTGACGGCACTAAATTCGTTTCCTACGTCTACATGCATGGCCAGCCCAAGCCCCAGACCTTTATCCCCATAGTAGGGGCGTTCGCGGGTGGAGCGGACGTCAAGTCGAACTCGGTTTCGCTCATGTTCGACAAGGATGGCATACTCACTGATTTCACTGCTTCCGAGACAAATGTCGGAGCCGGCACCGGAATAGTTGGCGGAGCTTACAGGCAGCCTGTGGACCAGCCAAGGGAAGCCCAATAACAGGCTATTCCCGGTTACGCCTTTTTCTCCTCGATGCGCAGCAGACCGCCGGATTCCATTGCGAACCCGCCAAGGTCCTGCCTCGCATACTTTTCCTCGATGGTTTCCCACCATTGGTCCTCTTCCTTGCTTTCCCTGAATCGTCGCGGCCTGGGCTTAATTTTGAAATAAGCGGCGATCATTTCGTGCGCGGGCGGACAACCCTCCCAGTAATCAAACAGATTCCAGACCTCGGGGAGCAGCAGGTCGTCTATCTGGGGGATCGTCCAGCCCGTTGTCGTCGCTATTCTTGAGGTGATCCATCCCCAATCTGGGTCAGAATATCCTCCGGAACCGTCTTGCTCCCCGATGTCGCTTCCCCCGAGTCTGCAAACCCGCTGATCCTCATGAGGTCCGGGAAGTCCGTAACCATGCGCAAGATGTCGTCAAGGGTCAGGTTGTCATCCATCCAGGAGGCCGTTATTTCGGGATAGGTCCTGGAAAGAGCCGCCTGGAACACGGTGACGACGTGCTGGCAAAGGTCCTCGAATTCGTCGCTCATCGGGTCCATCAGGGCCTCCGGAGAGGCCGTTTTGTGGATTTCGCCGAGCCTGCGGATGGACCGAAACGCGCCCTTGCGGATCCCGCCGTACCTTAATGGCGGGCAGTCGAATTCCTTGCCCGCCAGAATGATCTTGATTGTTTCGCTCATCGTTTACTCCGCAGTGGAAAGGACGCCCAAGGCGTTGCTGCCGTCAACGAACATGGAGAAATCGAATTCCTGGATGGTGAAATCTTCCATCTTCGTTGGGAGAGAAAGTTTGCTGGAAACGCAGTTAAAGAGCTTCAGCACCGTTTGCTTGCCGTTGTAGAGGCCCTTGAACCATGCCTGAAAAGTGGTGCTCTGGCCTAGAAGCTGGTTTGAAAGGGTGATCTTTTTACCGGCAACCCCTGTGTAGGCGTAGTTGATAGTCACACCGACCAGTTTGTCGGCGGCGGCGAAGGTATAAACACCACCGGCCCCGCACTTGTATTGGCCGGTTAGAGGAGTGTCGGCGGATGCTACTTTCACGAAAGGCAGGCCGGTTGCCGAAAAGAACACGCCAAGATCGTCCGTCCACGTCGCACCGTTTGCGACGGTTACCGTATATGGCCCAGGCGTGTCCGGGATGGACCCCGCTTCATCTTCGGCTACCAGGATAGACCCGGTGGCTGGAGTGACCCCGAAGAAAATATCCGCGTAGAGCTGGGTATAGATGCGGGCCGACTTGGCCTTTCCGGATGCCTTCATGGCCCCCTCGCCGATAGCAATCGGCATCTTGTACGAGCCGTGAAGCTCCTTGATGGTTTTTGAAAATTCGAACGAGGTCTCCTGCAGCACTCCGAACTTCACCGGGGTCATGACCCCGGCCGCATCGGTACGGATGGCCCAGAGGCTTCCGGC